GCACTATCACGCCATCCTGTATGGCCTTCAGCTTCGCGACCTGGTCGAGATCCCGAACCGGAAGGGTCCGGACAAGCTGTACCGATCGGCCGATTTGGAGGAAGTATGGAAGAAGGGGGCCTGCCCGCTTGGCGAAGTCACGTTTCAATCTGCGCGCTATGTAGCGGCCTACGTGACCTCGAAGATCAACGGCCCCCAGCAACGCGAGGCGTACCTCGCGCTCGACGGCGACACCGGTGCAATCCACGAACGCCGTCCCCCCTACGCGACCATGTCCCGGCGCCCGGGCATTGGAGCTGGGTGGTTTGAGCAATTCGGAAGCGACGTCTTCCCACGCGACGAAGTCGCTATCGACGGGCACCTGGCCCGTCCACCCAAGTTCTACGACACGCTCCTGGAGCGTGAAGACCCAGCTCTGCTGGAGTCAATCAAGGCCCGGAGGGTCCGGGCCGCCAACGTCCACAAGGACGACAACACCTACGAACGTCTCCGCGTGAAGGAGAAGGTACTCAAGGCAAAATCAACTCTCAGAGCAAGAGATCCCAATGCCTGAAGGGGCAATCACTATGCGAACATCATTCGAAAAGGCTGTCGAGTATTTCCTTATGGTTATCGACGCCATCTACAATCTGCTACGCAAAATCAACTGAAAAAAAAAAGGATCCTCTCATGCAAAAGCTCTATCGCCTGTACGACTCCAAGTCGGAGACCTGGTCACCTCTTCACGAGTTCGAAACGGATGCTGCAGCCATCCGATCACTCTCGGACGCGGTCAACCGCGACAGCCAAGACAACGTCACCCTCCATCCGGAGGACTTCACGCTGTTCTGTGTCGGAGGGTACGACGACCACGATCCCCTGCCGGAAGTTCCGGCTTCACCCATTTCAATCACGACCGCCCTCAGCCTTCGCAAGGTGAGCGGTCAGCGCGGCGAAGCCGTCGCTGGAGGCAACGACTGATGAATCTTCCTTCCACTCTCTCTCACCAACACAAATTCTCCGAAATCCCCAATGCCGAGATCCAGCGATCGAAGTTCGATCGCTCGCACGGCGTCAAGACTGCCTTCGACGCCGGGTATCTCATCCCCATCTTCGCCGACGAGGCGCTACCCGGGGACACCTTCAACTCCACACTCTCGACGTACTGTCGGGTGACGTCTCCCGTCCAGCCCATCCTGGACAACATGTATCTGGAGACGTTCTTCTTCGCGGTTCCGCTCAGGCTGATCTGGGACAACTTCAAGAAGATGATGGGGGAACAAGAAGACCCCGGAGACTCCATCGACTACGTCGTTCCGACTCTCACAAGCCCGGCGAGCACGGGCTACACCGTCGGGAGTCTCCACGACTATCTCGGCATCCCACCGGGCACTCCGGACCTCGAACACTCGTCGCTCTGGCATCGGGCCTACAACCTGATCTACAACGAGTGGTTCCGCGATCAGAACCTGATCGACTCGGCTGAGGTCCCGAAGCATGACGGGCCGGACATCGTGAGCGATTTCGTTCTCCGTCGTCGCGGCAAGCGCCACGACTACTTCTCTTCCTGTCTCCCCTTCGTTCAGAAGGGAACTGCCGTGACCCTGCCTCTGGGCAGCACGGCTCCCGTCGTTCCAGCGGGGTCACATATCCCGAACTGGCAGATCGCCGCTGGTACGACGCACTACCTCGAGGGCACCACGGCCGACAAGAACGCGGCCTGGTCGGGCAGCAACCCGAGCCAATCCGGCGCGGCGAGCTGGTCCGTTACGGCCCTCGAAACCGATCTGTCAGCCGCAACGGCTGCCACGATCAATCAACTCCGCGAAGCGTTCCAGCTTCAACGACTGTTCGAGCGCGATGCGCGAGGCGGCACGAGGTACACCGAAAAGATCAGATCGCATTTCGGAGTGACCTCACCGGACGCGCGTCAGCAACGTCCCGAGTACCTGGGCGGCGGGAGCCAGCCCATCACGGTCACGCCGGTGCCTCAGACGTCACAGACCGACACGTCTCCGCAGGGCACCTTGGCCGGCTACGGTACGAGTTCCGGCTCGGGCCATCGGTGGAGTAAGTCCTTCACCGAGCACTGCGTGATCATCGGCCTGGCGTGTGTCCGGGCCGATCTCAACTACCAGAGCGGACTGCATCGCATGTTCTCCCGCTCCACCCAGTACGATTTCTACTGGCCCGCTCTGGCTCACCTCGGCGAACAAGCCGTTCTCTCGAAGGAGATCTACGCCGACGGGACGTCCGCCGACGACGAGGTCTTCGGCTACCAGGAGCGCTACAGCGAGTACCGCTACAAGCCCGGCACGATCACGGGCAAGATGCGTTCCTACGTCAGCGGTTCCCTGGACGTCTGGCATCTGGCCCAGGACTTCACGACCAGGCCGACCCTCGGCCAGACGTTCATCGAGGAAGATCCGCCCTTGGATCGCATCGTGGCGGCCCCGAGCCAGCCGCACCTGATCTTCGATGGGTTCTTCAAGCTCACCTGCGCCAGGCCGATGCCGACGTACTCCGTGCCCGGCCTCGTGGACCACTTCTGATGGCGATGGCAGGCATCGGAGCAGCTGCCACGGGAGCAGCCGTTGGCGGCGGAATGACCGGCCTGGAGAGCATGGCCGGCAACATCTACGGAACGAAGAAAGCCCGGAAGGAGGCAAGGAGGCAGCGCCACTGGGCGCAATGGATGTCATCGACCGCCTACCAGCGTGCGACCGATGACATGAAAAAGGCGGGTCTCAATCCCGCACTCATGTACGGCGGAGGTTCCGCCGCACAGATGGGCAGCGGCGCAGCGGCGCAAGCCCACAGCGGTCGCGGCGGCGTCGGCCAGGCCGCCGTCGCCGGAGCGCGCGCCGGCATGGAGTCGGCTCTGATCCGTGCCAATGCCGACAAGGCGAAAGCCGAAACAGGCGTGGCCGTGAGCCATAAGGCGCGCCTCGACCAGGACCGTAAGGTCGGCCTGATGACCGAGGACTACATCAAGAACCAGGCGGAGACTCTCCGCCTACAGCTCCCCAGGCTGCGGAATGAAGCAGCCATCGAGAACTCGGAGCTGGGTCCGGCCTACAGCTGGATCGACCGCGTGTTCGCGGGCAACGGCGTGCTGGGAAGCAACGCCACTGGGTCGGCCGCCCTCAAGGCGGCGCTTGGTGCCGGTGTTCTCGGCGAGAGAGGGATTCGCTCCATGTTGGAGCACGCCCTCGGTGCCTATGGCACGGCGAAGGAGAAGTTCGAGGCTTCGAAGCTTTCCGCTCCGAAGCCCAACAAGAAGCCCCGGAACTCGGGTTCTTCTGGAGGAAACAAGCGTGGCCGATGATCAGCTCGACTTCACTCACTTCGGAAAGGGGGACCGCCTGCGGGTCTCCATCGACTGCCCGCCTGAAGAGGCGCGCACTCACCAGGCCGACAAGGCCGAGGTGGACATCAACAACATTGTGCGCCGCGGAGTTCCCGCGGTGCCGCCGGATCTCCGTGCTCAGTTCGTGGACGTCTCGGACGCCCAGGATCTCAAGGCGACCCTGGACACTGCCCGCGAAGCGATGCGGGTCTTCGGCGAGCTGCCCTCGAACATCCGGAAGCTCGTGAAGAACGATCCGGTGCAGCTGCTCGAGCTGATGGACGACCCGTCCAAGGAGGCCGCTGAGAAGCGCGTAGCGATGGGACTGGAGGAACCTCCGGGCCCGCGCGCCCCGGAAGTCACTCCGCCCTCTCAGCCGGCTCTTCCGCCGCCGGCGCCGGCGGCACCCCCTGGGTCTGGCACCCCAGAAACGGGGGCGTGAGCCCCCAAAACCAATTGCTCCTTGATGCAATTGGTTTAACTGACACCACCCCACGGGTTGTGTCATAATTCCCCCCGAGGAGGGCAGAGCAATGAAGCGGAAGCGAATGTCTCGACGAAGCTCCAAGCGCGACTTTCGAAAGAAGTCGGGCAGCTCCGGGCTGAACATGCGAAGCCAGCCCATGCGTGGCGGCTGGCGCTTGTAGGTGCCCGTCTGCCTGTACCCGATACGGGGGTGGCGCCAGGCGGGCGGTCAGCTGACGATGAATCGTCGGCTGGCCGTCTCGCCGGTGCCCTTGGAGGTCCGATGCGGTTCCTGCATGGCCTGCAAGCTCGAACGGTCCCGCCAGTGGGCCGTACGTCTGATGCACGAGAAGCAGCTCCACGAACATGCCTGGTTCGTCACGCTGACCTACTCCGACGAGCATCTCCCCAAGGACTGGTCGGTCGACGTCCGACACTTCCAGAAGTTCATGAAGCGTCTTCGCAAGCGCTTCGGCAAAGTCCGCTACTTCCACTGCGGCGAGTATGGCGAGCAATATTCAAGACCGCACTATCACGCCATCCTGTATGGCCTTCAGCTTCGCGACCTGGTCGAGATCCCGAACCGGAAGGGTCCGGACAAGCTGTACCGATCGGCCGATTTGGA